GGGACGCGATCAGTTTGGCGTTGATGAGCCAGAAGCGGTGGAATCTCACGTCGTCGCCGACCAGGAACAGCCACGGCTCGTCGGTGGCCCGGTAGCCGGCGTTGACCCGCTGCGCGAACGACACCTCCTCGCCCACGAACACCTCAGCGCCCGCTGCGCGCCACACCAGCGCGGTTTCGGCGTCGGTCACGGCGTAGACCGTGGCCGACTCGGTCGAGGCCCTCAGCGAAGCCATGAATCGCTCGGCGTTGGCCGGGCGCATGGCCGGGACGATGACCGCCGTGTCAGGCGTCATCGGTCCTGCGCGGCGTCGCCGTCTTGGCCGGTTCGGGTTCGGTCTTCTTCAGCGCACGCCGCTTCGGCTTCGGTGCCTCAATGCCCGGCGGCGGGGTATCGGTGAACATATCCGGATGCGCCACCACCACCGGATCGTCGTCCTGGAACCCCTCGGGCTTGAGCCACACGCTGTCACCGTTGAAACCGATGAAACCCGGCTGCCGTGGATACTTCATGAGCTCACCTCTGCCAGTTCTCCGCGTTGAAGCAGGTACGCGTCCAGATCGAGCAGCCGCTCCTTGACATGCCCGATGTGCACCGCGGTGTTCACGTAGACCGGGATGCCGACCACACCGGCCCGCCAGCAGAACGTGATGTCCTCGCCGACCGGACGGTCGTCGTGCGCGGTCTCCTGGAACCAGGGAAACGCCGCATTGAACCCGGCCTTCCCGGTGCCGGGAACCTCGAAGTCACGAATCCGCTCGAACACCGTGCGGTGGATCAGGATGCAGCCAGTGCCGGTGGCCGCGACCTGGAACATCGAGTCCGGCGGCCATTCGTGGAAACGGATCACCTGCGGATTGTCTGAGTCGCCCATCAGCCCGTACAGGGTCGGATAGAGCCGGCCAGGAGGAGCGACGTGGTCGATGCTGAAACACAAGCCGCCGACGATCGGCGCGGTCACCGGGTCGGCGAACTCGAGCAGCCGCTCGACGGTGTCCGGCAGGAACACCATGTCGGTGTCGACAAACCACAGCCAGTCCGCGCCCGAATCATCGAGGAACTTGCGGACCACGTCGTTACGCGGACCAGCTAGATTCGCCGATGCTTTTTGAGCGAGTCGTCCACCCCCGTTGACGATACGGCGGTGGAACGCCATATCGTAGACCAGCAAATCGAGCAGCGACTCGTGGAAGGCGGCATTGATGTTGCCGGGGTGGCAGTAAGCCACCACGACCTTCTCGCTGGTTCGGTCTTTCGGCACAGAGTCTCCCAAGGTAGGCGGAAGCCCCGGAGCCTTGGGTCTCCGGGGCTTCCAGTCAGAGGCGGTTAGCTTGCCTTCGCGGTGAAGGCCGCCGTGGTGTTCAGCTGGAGAAGGCGGAATGCGTCTGGATCGACGACATCGCTGCCGACTCGCCAGAACGCAAACCATCCAGCTTGGCCTGTCGGGCGGTTCGAACCGGTCGACTTGACCATCGGCTCGTACAGCACCGACATGCCGACCCGGTCCACGATGTAGAACTCGCTGAAGTTGCCGGCGAGCAGGATGTTCGCGGACGTGGTGACCGTGCCGGTCATGGTCGACGCCTCGTAGATGGGCTGGCCGAGAAGCTGGTTCGGCACACCCATCCCCAGGTTCGCCCAGAACGCCGACCCGCCTGCGGTGTCGAACTGCCGCGTCAGCGAGAAGACCCGCTTGTTGGCGATCCAGGACGCCGCTGCGGCGTCGCGGGGCCGAAGCGCATCGGAAACCCGATACACGTCGCCCACGGCGTACGCATTGACGGTGGTGCTGGTGACGATCGACGCGGTCACCGCGGCGACCCCGGTCACCACACCGTAGGGCCGGCCGGCGGTGTTGCCGGTGGCGAACGCCGCGCCCTCCAAGCGGGCCTTCGCGTCGGCGAGCAGACGGCCGAGCTCATTGGCGAACCCGGAATCGGCGAGCACCTCGTACGAACCGAACACCCACGCCGCGGCCTTCTGCGGCGTGATCGTCGGCTGGCCGAACGTCGGCGACTTGTCCGCGGCCTCGGCACCCTCAGCGAGCCACTCGGCGGTCACCCCGGCGCTGGTGACGCCGTTCCAGTTGTCCGTCGTGATGGTCTTGATGGTGCTGATCTGCCGCAGCGGGTCCTGGATGCCGGCGTTCGTCAGGATGATCGTCGGGTCCAGGGTGAACGGCACCATGTAGCCGCCGTTGTCGTTCGTCAGCGACATCGCCGCACGCATCGCATCGCCGACCAAGGTCCCGCGCGACTTCACGTAGTCGCGGAACTCGTCGTGATACTCCGGCGAGCCGGTCAGCAACATGTGGCGGGCGATCGAAGAGGCGTGCTTGTTGTCCAACTCCACCAGCTCGTGCATCCGCTCCTTGGCGGCGTCGTCGACGTGCCGGGGGGCGGTGTCGATGGCCACCTGGGCGCGGCTGACGGTGTCGTTGGCGTTGAGCAGCACGTCGCCGAAAAGCGACCGGAACAGCTGCTCCTGGTTGTCGTACGGGTCGATGGTGCGCTTGATCTCAGGGCCGCGACGGGCGGCTGCGGCGGGGCCGTCGCCACTCTCGGTGTTATCGGAGCGCTGCAAGGCGGTTCGGAACACCTCGTCGACCTGCTTCTCGCGTTCGAGCGCCTTGTCGTAGGCGGTCTTCTTCTCGTCCCACTCGGTGAGCAGGTTCTCCGAACGGGTCAGGTCCTCGTCGGTGGGCTCCTCGAGCTCCTCGATCACCTTGATCTCGGCGCGGAGGGCTTCCATCTCCTCGGTGAGGACCTCGCTGCGCTTACGCGCCATGGGTCTACTCCTTCACAGGTTCCGCTCACGAATCGCCCGCTTGATGGCGATGTGGCGCTGGTGAAGCCGACCGGAGTGCCCATCGGGCGAGTCCTCGGCGCCGGGTCCCGTGGTGGGAGTGGCGGTGTCATCGTCCGGGTCCGGTGGAGTGGACGACGATGCGTGTGTGATGAACTGCCGCGCCTCGTCCAGCGCGGCGACCAACTGTTCGGCCGAGCGCATGGCAAGAATGCCGGCGCCGGCGTAGGCGGGGCTCGGCGTGGGGCCGAACTCCCGCAGACCCAGCTCCAGGTGCCGCCACATCGGCAGTTGTCCGCCACTTCGGCGTACCCTGGGCGGGCGCTTCGGGTTGGATCGGATGATGGGGCCTCGGAACGAGTAACCGCGAATGTCGCCGTTGCGGATCGCCTCAAGTACCGCGTCGGCGAGATCCGACCGGTTGTAGCGGGTCACCGTGAGCAGCCCCCGCCGATCCGGCTTGACCTCCAACGCCCGGCCGATCGGCACACTGCCAAGATCAGACGGCGTGCCGTGGATAGTCATGCCGTGGTGGTAGTACACCCCGACCCGCTCGATGCCGTGCGAGAGGGTGCGGTTGAACGCGGAACGTTCGATCTCCTCCATGTAGTGGCCGTGCTGATCCATGATCTCGGCCGGGGTGTTGAAGATCGCCGCATAAGCTTCCACCGTACGGCCGTCGCCGCCGGAGCGGATGATGCAATCCTCCAGCGCCCACGACCGGTCGAACATCGGCCGGGACCGGTCGGCGTCGGGCTCGTTGGCGTACAAGGCGGCCATGTGCTTGTCCGCGTCATCCCGGCTCATGTGACAGGCCACCACCTTTCCGTCGTCGTCCTTGACCACCGCGAACGGCTCGGATGCGGGGCACTCAGAGTGTTCGGATTCGATATGCCAGGGCATCGCTAACCTCCCGACGACCCGTTGCTACTGCCGATCGGGAGCGCCAACTGCTCGCCGACAGGTTCCGGGGCCGCGTTCGTACCGGCCGGCTGCAACTGCACGGAGAACAGACCCGAATGCTTACCGCGTAGACGCGACGCCTCGCCGGAATCGACGTACTCGACCACCGCGTCAGGCTGATAGCCGGCGTCGAGCAGCGTCCGCATCGTCTGCGCGTCCGACGCCCGGATCTCCGCGGCGTCCTTCTCATCCTCACGCAGGAACTCGACATCCCGGTCGTCGTACCACAGCCGCGACGCCCGCTGCGGCGGCGGCACCAGCATCTCCAGCGACCCCGACGCGTTACGCCACAGCGGGCGCATCGTGATCTGTGCGGTGGCCCGCTTCGCCGCGCCGAAGTTCCCGGCGTTCAGCGACGAGCCCTGCATCCCCTCGGACAGTCCCACCACCGCCGGGTGCACCCCGGCCGCGTTGGCGATTCGGGTCTCACCCGCGCCCTGGGTGACCTTGAAATCGATCTGGCGCATATCCGCGCCGATTACAGACACATCCGCGCCGCCCGCGGTGTACAGCGTCTTGTAGGCGTGCTCGACACCCATGTGCTGCTCGTTCATCATCCCGATGAACTCGCGGAACTGCTCCGGGGTCATCTGCTGCGGCAGCGAAACCGCCAGATTCGGTGTCGCAGCGTTCTCGAAAAACTTCAGCTTGTGCCGAGTCGCCGAGGTATCCGCCTGAACTTCTCGCACAATCGGCGTCAACCACGACATACCCCGATAATTCGCCAGCGGGTCCGGGCTCGGCGCGAAATGCGCCACCTCGTTAGCCAGGAACGGCTCCGGATCACTCCCGGCCGCAGTCCGCATATCGCCCTGACCGCTCTTGCCACCCTCGTAGTACACATACCCGATCCGCCGCATGCCGACCCGGCCACCGTTCGGTCCGATCCGCGGCTCCAGAACGATGTCCGTCCAGTCCGGGCGCAACCGCACAACCTCGTCGTCGATCACGGTGCCGAACCAGTTGCCGGCCAGATCCGCGTCCAGGATCATCTGCGCCAGCAGATCACCGGTCGTACCACCGAGGAACGGGCGCTCCAGCAGCGACAGCGACTCGTCCCCGAACAACTCGCCCGGCCGGCCCTTACGCAGCGACTGGAACTGGAAACGCGCCTCGGAGAACACCTTCGTGCGGACCATCTGGCACGCATAGACCACGCCGCTGGACCGGTAGGCGTGCTGCACGTACTCCAGGAACGTCTCGCCGATCGGCTCGGCCGGCAGGTTCTTGTACGTAGTGCGGTAGCCCAGCGGGTCCTGCAGTCCGCCGAGCTGCATCACCATCTGCAGATACTCGCTCAACGCATAGCGTTCGATCTCCGGCTCGGCCGGGCTAAGAAGCGCGTCGAGCAGCTTCACGTCGCGCCTCCAGGTATCGAATCACGTAAGCGGCCAGCACGGCCTCGAGGCCGGCAACGAGCAGGCCCAGCGGTAAAGCGACGATGAACGCGGCGACGGCGACGGCCAACATGCCGGCGACGGCGAGGGCGATACTCAAGGCGGTCATCCCCACGCCACCAAAGCCTCTTCGGGTTTCTTGATCAGGCCATGCTCGATCGCGTGCGCCCGCGCCTCATGCGCCAGCACGGCGGCCACCGCAGCGTCGATGAGCAGCCCGTCGCCACGCTTGGCCATCTTCAGGTAGTGGGTGGTTAACGTCTCGTCCTCACCCGGTCGGGGCTTCTTCTTCGAGCCCTTCACAAGCACAGCGTTCTTCGCATGCCTGCTCAGCGCGTCATGCGGGGCGTACGTGATCTCCCCGGCACCGAACGAGGTGGTGAACCGCTCAATAGCCCGGTCCATGCGCTGCTCGACGTTCGTCGGGAACTCCACCACCCGCTGCTCACCGAACGCAGCCACCCAGTTGTCCAGGTAGTCCTGCCAGCGGTACGGGTCGGCGAACATGCACGCCACGTTGTACAGCTCGAACGCGTCCCGAACCACCCGGTCGACCTCGGCGGTCGGAACCTTCCAGTCCGGGCCGTCGGCCTCGCCGCGCTCCCAGATCCGCACCACGAACAGTCGGCCATCGGAGATCCGTGAAGCGACCAGCGCAGTAGCGTCCCGGTACTTCGACCCGTCGAACCCGAGCGCGACCGCGTCACCCTTGACCAGCGCCTCGTCGTCCTTGGCCTGCAGATCCCACCGCAGCGGGTCCACGAACACCGACTGGCCGACGACGATCTCGTTCAGGAAGAACCGTCGCCGGTCCGCCTCCAGGTGTCGCGACGAACGGCACTCACCCATGATCCGGCCCTTGATGTTCACCCAGCCGCCACGCTCACGCGCCGAATCACCGTACTGGCGCAACAACTCCCGATACAGCGCCTCGTCGTCGGACAACTCCTCGACCCGGCGCGTTTCCACCGTGTCGACGAACACGTCCCTGTCCGGCGACTCCGCGGTGACCTGCGCCTCCGAGCCCTCCGTCGGGTCGTAGGCGTTCGTCAATTCCAGCCAGCGGCCGTCCATGCCGGCCACATTCCGTTTCACTGCGCCGCACACCCGGCGGTAGCCGCCCTGCAGGGTGAACAGATGCGACTCGGTGATCGTCACGAACGTCATCGGCGCACCCAACCGGGCCTTCGCCGACGTCGTCGCCGGCTCCAGCTTCCCGCCGCTAGCCAGATCCACCTTCGTCTGCCCGACCTCGCGCACCTCGGGCAAGTCCAGAATCGGCCCCAACCGCGCCATCGCCAGCAACGGCCGCCACGTGTTGTCCGTCTGATCCTCCGACGTGCCCAGACACACCACCAGCGGCGTCGGATACGGGGCCCCAACCGGCTCACCGGCAGCATTCCAGCCGTCGAACCGGGTCGGCCCCAACGCCTCGGCCCAGCAGATCGCCGCACCGAACGGGTCCTTGCCCCACTTCTGCGACCGCCGCAACTGCCCGCCCGTGTGCGACAACCCGATCGGCCCCGGCCACGGCTCAGCCTCCGAATCGAGCCGGTAGAACTGCAGCAGAAACCGCCACATCTCGTCGGTGAGCATGAACGGCTTGCCCTGCCGGTAGCCGTCCGGAATCACGCAATGCGACTCGATCCACTCGCCGACGTCATAGCCCAGCGTCGGGTACTCGCCCTCGTGCTCAGGGCCGCGCCACGGCACTCAGACCGCCTTGATCCGGCGGCGAACGTCCGACGATTCCCGCTGCTGCTTGACCTCGTCGGCGACGATCTCCCACAACAGCGTCCGCATCGCCTTCGGGTTCAACCCCAGCCGATCCGACCACATGCGAGCTTCCTTGGCAGAGTCCAAGTCGCCGAGTTCGGCTAGCACCTTCCAGCGCACGTACTGAGCGACATCGCGGGTCCATCCCAACCGCTCCCACGCCACCGCCTGTGGAGTCCCCCAAATCTCGGCCCACATCGAGTGCTCGAGTTCAGTCACCAACTCGCGCTCGTACCCCCGCTTGACGACTGGCAGTAGTGGCCAGGGCGGGGGCGGCCCCTGACGTCCTTCGGCTGGCAACTGCAGCGGGCCGACCCGCGAGTTACGACGGACAGGATTGATCTTCGGGGAAGGTCCAGGCACGACACACCCCCTAGCCAACTAATAGAAGTTGCTCGCCGCCACCACGGTCGCCCTTGATCGAATTGCAGATGAAGTGCGCTAGTTGGACATTAACCTTCACGTCATCGCCACCGTCAGCTAGCGGCACGATGTGGTCGATCGTCGGGACCTTCAGATGCGGAACAACCAGAGTCATCCGGACCTTTTTATGGACGTAAAGACTCGATCGCATATCTCACACTTCAATGACCAAACGCGGCAGGTCGGCCAGCGGTCCAATGGGACGCTCAGCCTGGCATTGATCTTGGCCCCACATACGCGGCCGCAAGTTCTCTGCGCGCGCCGTATGTGGCGTCGTATGTTCCATCACACACCTCACAGGTACGACCGCGCGAGGACCCATTGCACCCCCTGTCGAACCCGTACAAAAAGCGAGACAGA